TGTATTTACCTTTGTAAGTTTTCATAACACCATATAAATAAGTATAAACTATTTAAATATTTATAGGACCACTAATGGCTGGATTAAGATTTCCTATTGAGCAAGACGAGAAATACAAAGCCCGAGTGTCATTTATGGCAAAGGGTTCGGGTGGATCATTAGAAGGTGTTGCCAATCTATACTTTCCAGAAGCAGTAAGTTTCTCTGATGGATTGGTATATGACAACGCTAACTTAGGTATTGCTGGTGAAATTGCTAGAAAATCAGCAGCTGGAATATCTCAGGGTAATTTTGATATTACAAAAATATCTAATGCCGCCACTGATGCAGCCAAGCAAGCATTCACTACATCAATGGATACTTTAGGCAATACTAAAAATTTACAGAATTTTATATCGTCAAATGTGGGAGCTGCGACAAGTTTAGGTGTTCAAGGATTTACTCCGGACACCATTTCTGCTGGTGTTGCTGCTGGGACAGGAATTACAGCAAACCCGCATAAACGTTCTGTTTTTAGAGATGTTGCTTTAAGAACATTTTCATTTTCATTTTTGATGAGTCCACAAAGTGAAGCAGAAAGTCAATCAATTGAAGATATTGTAGACTTTTTTAGAACTAATGCTTATCCAGAAAAACTGTCTGAAGTTGGTGGATTTGGATACAAATTCCCAACAAAGTTTTATATCACATTCTTCTATGGTGATAGAAAGATGTCACAAGCACCTAAAATTCTACCAAGTTATCTGACAAGTGTGAATACCACATTAAACCCAAGGTCTTCCTCTTTCTTCAAAGATGGTAAAGCAAATGAAGTTCAACTCACAATGTCTTTCCAAGAAGAAAGAGCATTGGACAAAGATGATATCAGGATTGGATACTAATGTCATATTTCACAAACTATCCTACTGTCAATTACAAGTTTGGTAACGAACAGTCTTCAACTAAAGTTCAAGATATTGGTGCATACGTTGACTTGATTGATAGAGTTAAAGATGATATTTCCTATTATGAAGAATATAATCTGAGAAATGGTGATAGACCCGATCAAGTATCTAACTATCTCTATGGTTCTCCTGATTATTATTGGACATTCTTTCTTCTAAATGATGATCTTAAAATGAGAGGATGGCCCTTAACTCAGTCTAGAATTAGTGATAAAGCAAAAGAAGAATATCCAAATATTACTTTGAGTACTAGAGCAAATCTTTCTACTCAATTTTTAGTGGGCAGTGCAATTCAAGGGCAGACTTCTGGTGTTACAGGTAAAATTCTCAGAAGAAGACCTGATATGGGCCAGATTATTGTTGAAAAAACTGCCACTAATCAAACTTTTACTGGAACACCTGATACAAGTAGTAATTTAGATATCGCATTAACTACAGAAAATACTTTTGTAAATAGTAGTGATTGGGTGATTACAAATACTACAACAAATACTACAGTAACAGATCATACTATTGTCATCTCAACAGATAAAACTGAAGCGACTATTGGCAATTTGTCGTTTGGTTATAACTATCAAATCGTAACAAAGATTTTAACTAATTCTAACTTTGTGAATGAAGAATTTATTCTAACAACAGAAAATGAAGTATCTAAAAACATCAAAATTGATAGAGTAGTGGATGAATATAATGCCAAGCATCATTATGAAGATGCTAATGGTAGATATGTTGATATTAATCCAAATGCTCCATTTATTCAAAGAATTTCATACGATATCACTTGGGATACATTAGGCACAGATTCAACAAATTTTGAAATTGATAAAATTAGAATCTCCAACTTATCTTCTATCTTTACCGACTTTAGCCTATCTGAAATTCTTGCGCAGGAAGTTTTAGGTAATCGTATTTCAGGTGGATCTGCTCTCACTACTATTGGAGAACTACAGACAGCATTTAATAATGATGATACATATACAGTTGATGATTGGCAGTCAGGCTTTTTGAATGATGTGTTAGGAGTTTCTACAGAATATCAAGGTGTTACTACTGAATATCTAGCTGCTATTGTAAATGGTATTACAGAAGCAGGAGGAACAGTTCCTACCAACATCACTTATCATACATTCTCTTTAGTAGATAACCAATTAAACCTTTATTCTGCAACGTCTAATACTCCTCAATATTCAGCATTTGAATTTAGATCAGATGCAGATGTTAATATGACTACTATTTCAAGTGGAGCATACGAATCTCTGGCTATTGATACTATAACTGCAAATGATGTGGAAATTCCAGATCAAAGAAATTTTGTAATTTACAAGACTGTCAATTTTGCAAATTCATCTTTACCTGAATCACCAATTCTAGATAATAAGACAACTGGAGAGACAGGAACTTTTGATAACAATTCTACTCTTGTTTTTGTACAAAATGAATTTGAAACATATATCAGTAACAACTTTGATGCTATCATTCCAGCAGCACTTACGCCTGTAACATTTTTAGAACGATATGAAAAAGAAAATGAAGAAGTTAAAACTATAAAAGTTTTAAAATCAGAAATAGTATCACAGTTTGAAAGAGAATTTAGAAAAGTATTATCGGAAACATCTTCTGAAGAAGTTGCTACATATGTTGGTGATACACTTGGCATCTCATCATTCACATCGACTGTCACTAATACTGCTGTACCTGCATCTTCTGGAGGTAGTAGTTATTAATGAGTAACGGTCGTCACCATCCCATATATGTTGCTCAGACTAGAGTTTTTGTTAGTTCCGATAGATATGGAACCAAAGATATCTCTGCTATTACTGTTGAAGTGAACATATACGAAAATATTGGTCTTCCTTATGTTACAGGTCGTCTTGTCATTATTGATTCTGCCAATGCATCAAATGCTGTAAGTTTTCAAGGTCAAGAAAGAGTCAATATTGTTGTATTAGATGATGAAGCAAATATTATCATGAGCAAAGAATTTATCTGCATGGGTATTGATTTTGGTCAAAAGATCGGTGATGATAAGTCTGGTTTTTCTGTAAAACTTATTGAAGAACATGCTATGCTGAGTAATATCACAAGGTTCAGCAAAGCATATGATGGAAAGCCTGATGTTATTTGCAATCAAGTTTGTAGTGAACAGTTAGGTGTGTCCGTATCTGTAAATGGTCAAGTAGATCAGTCTAATATGCGAGTTATATTCCCATTTACAGTATCTCCTCTAGAAGCTGCAAACTGGATGGCTTCTCGGTGCACTAACAGTAAAGGACATCCTTTCTTTTTATATTCTAATGTGAATGATAACTCTTTGCAACTTGCAGACTTGTCTATATTGTTAGGGCAAAGTGCATTCAACTCAGGTGATCCTTATATCTTTGGTATTACATCTAATAACAGTCCAGGTTCAGAAGAAGATTATAATATTCTGAAAAGAAAGATTACTAACTACACTATTAACAATAATGAAGACACACTATTAGCTATGGCTCGTAATGTTTATAGTGGGTATTATAATTTTATTGATACACATGAATTTGGTGCTGAAGAAACTATTTATGATTTGACAAAACCTTTAAATGAATTGCCTAATACAAACGGTGACACAACATACAATTACGATCCTGAGTTCAGTGTTGGCCGACCATATCACAAAGGTCAAAATACATATACCACACAAATTGCAACAAGAAAATTATTTGATGACGATACCTATTCTTTCTTAGAAGAGGAGAATATTGACAAACATATAAAAAAGGCAGAGTCTAGAGCAATATATTCATTTATGGATCAGCAACCCATTAACATTACTGTTCCAGGTAAAGATTTTGGATTTGATAAACTTGGTAAAACAATAGAAATTTACATTCCAAAAGATATTCCAGCGGAAGAAAAGTCTAATGTTGAAAGTATTAGAGATAAAAAACGATCAGGCATTTATCTAGTTCATAAAGTGATGTATACCATTTTCAATAATAGACTAACTTCTACTATTACTGCAACTAAAACCAGCACCGATCCAAGTTTGGGTGGTGAACAACTGAATCAGAACTAAAGTTATGGAAATATATAAAGTCTTACAAAAAGAATTTTATGGCGATGATACTAGATGGTTTTTAGGTATCGTTGAAGATAACAAGAACGATCCTCTAAAAATGGGTAGGGTTCGTGTTAGAATCTATGGTGCGCACAATGCTTATTTAGAAGAAATTCCAACTGATAAATTACCTTGGGCGACTATTATGGTGCCTGCTACATATGGTGGTGTTTCCGGCGTAGGTAGAAGTCCTACAGGTATCGAACAGGGTTCTTGGGTTTTTGGTATATTTCTTGATGGCAAACATTCACAGAATCCTTTGATTATGGGAACTATTGGTAAAATTGAACAAGAACCAGGAGAAGATATTACTGCTGAAGAAAAAATTATACCAGCTTCTATTAGTGGTACTATAGGTCAATCAAGTGCATCTAATGTTGGTGGAACAGTCTATGTCAATACTGCACAGGGGCAGATTGTGTTTGAAGCAGCTTCAAAAGAAGGGTTTTCAGTAGTTTCGGCAGCAGCGCTTGCTGCGGCAAGTTATACGCCGTAAGGAGTAACTATGGCAAAAATAAACAATAAATTACTCAAAAGTTTAAAATCTGCTGAAAGTGTCATCAAACCTGATCCGACAAAAATTCAAGGTGCGAGAACAGAAGATGATTTTGCATTTGGTATATTCAAATTTAGAGGTAGTAATCTTCTGAAATATACTCAATATTGTTTTAATAATAAATTAGATATGAATGAAAAGCAAAATCAAATTGCATTTTTATTTAAAATATTGAAAGAAGAGGATGCATTGCGGGCGACTGAACTAAAAGAAGCCGAAACAGTAGAACAGGCTGCGCAGATTATTCATGAATATATTCTGAAGGATACATCATCTCTTCAGAATACCATAGACACTGCATATGACTTAATAGACAGGAATAGTGCATAATGAGTAACCAATACAATGATGAAGTAGGATTTAATCACACTAAAAATGTCACACAAGTAGAGAACTTTTTTGGTAGTCCAAGTCTTGGTAGTCAATTTGATAAGTTTATTGCTGACTATATGGCTGAAAGCACCACTAACGAGTTTGAGACTAAAGCTGAAATTACTGAAAGACTTCTGAACAATCAGTTAAACTCTAATGAAGCATTTGATGATACAGCAACGGTGCCTGACTATGGACCGCCAGGTGTGGGGGGTAAAATTATTGGTAATGAAAAAGAAGAACATAATGGACAACCAACACACAGCGCTTCAGGTTCTGCAAATGACTCTCTGTTACCGGGAGGTAAACCACCAGGTTCATGTGCACATGAACCACAGACATTTGAAGATGGCACCTCAGTAGCAAAAAAGTCTAAGCTAACAGAAGAAGATGAGACAAGAGTTTCTGCGGCTGCTGGTTCTCATCAGAGTGAACTTTCTTTAATGTTAGATAACGCTTCTTTGGTTTATGTGAAGAGTGAAAATATTAGATATAGTGATACTAGCGCCGGTGGTGAAGGTGGTAAAACTGCCGCCAAAGAATTTGGTAAAGAATCTTTACGTCAATTGAGAGAACTACAATTTTCTTATAATAATCCTAATAGGACAGTATAATGCCATTAATTAACTTTACAAAAAGTTTTGATCCAGCACAAAAGACTTTACAGTCAGACTTCTTAGGTGATGATGTCAATTCTATCTTTGATGTTAGTAAAGTTGAAGTAGGAGATATCATTGAAACAGCAGAAGAACTTGAAGCATATCTTAGGTCAGCAAGAAGAGAGTTTACAGAAGTTATTGTATATCATACTTCTAGTGACTACAGACAAAACTTTAAGAGAGATGAACTTTTAGCGTGGTATCTAGAACAATACAATCAAAATGATGTAAACTTTCATTTTCTAATTCTTAGAGATGGACGTATTCAGATTAATAAACTTATTAACTCTACTCCATCTCATACAACAGTGACGAATCATCTACAGCACAGTATCAGTATTGCTTTTGTTGGTGGTTTAAATAATGGCATTCAAGATATTAACTCCTGTTCAGCTTTGCAGTGGAACACTTTTCATAAATTCATGAAATGTTTCTATGTTATGCTACCAGGTGGTCAAGCATTTGGTCATTCCGATATTAATGATCAGGCAACTGATCCAGGTTTTGACGTAATAAAATATGTTGAAAACTCTTTTGGTAAGAAAAACACTTTGCGTAATGCTGATGCTAAACGTGTTGGTTCTTTGAGTGTATATGATCTTATTGATGCAAGTAGAAGAAGAGGGTTTAAATAGTGTCTACAGGATTCAAAGACCCAGATAATGCGTTTCCAAGAGAAGAGTATTGGGGACAACCAACAAATAACAAAGCAGCTAGAGAAGAGTGGGAATCTAAAATTGTTCTTCCTGATGGAGTTGCTTGTTCTGAACTTATTAAGACTGACTGGCAACCCAAGTATCCATATAATAAAGTAGAAGAAACTTCTTCTGGACATAGAATAGAACATGATGATACTCAAGGCGGAGAACGTCTATCATATGTTCATAAAGATGGTAGTGGTATTGAAATGTATCCTAACGCCGAAGAGCAAGCTACTATGTTGGTAAACTCTGTAGGCAAAATGGTACAGTTAGTTGGTGATGACTTTGTTATGATTGTCAATGCCAATGGTGATATTACATATAAAGGTAATCTGAATATCAATGTAGAAGGTGACTTCAATATATCTTGTAACAACTATACTGTGACTACAAAGGGGAAGCAGATAGAAGAAGTAGAGCAAGAAAAAGTTGAAAACTTTGTTGGTGATAGAGTTGTTACAACCCAAGGAAGCAAGTCTGAGGTTGTTCTAGGTGACTATACTGTAGAGAGTATGGGTAATAGTCACTTTATTTCTAAGAAGTCAACAAGAATGGTAGCAGAGAGTGATATTGATATTTACTCTGGTAGAAATATGACACTAACAGCTAAAGAGAATATGACAAGTTCAGCTTTAGCAAATAGATTAGTGGGTATGGCAATCTCTGTTCTTGGTGCTAGAGGCACTATTGGTGGCGAAGAAATGATCATGTACACTAAAAATATCTATGGAACTTCTGGTACATTTACAGACGGTGTGCAAGCTCCTACCTTTCATGGAAGTTTAAAAGGCACTGCTGAATTTGCAGTTAGATCGGATATAACTAATTCTCAAGACTATACTGACCCAGAATCAGGAGGTGGAACTGGAAGCACTGAAGGATATTCTATTACCGATAAGGCGGTTAACACTGATACAACTGCTGAACCAACAGAGGCAAACTTAACAGAAGGCCAAACCTCAACAAGAGATATTGGTGTAAGAAATCCAGTGGTTCTTGATGAGAAGATTAGTAACAGTGTAACTGGTGGTTTTGCTATAGATGAAGTGACTGATTCACCTTCAGAAACTGAAACGTTTGAAGATGGTGAACTAGCGTATGAAGATGTATCCAGTGATAGAAGTGGTGTAGGAGACTTTGATCCGAATGATCCTGCTACAGAACGATATAATAATCCAGGTGGTATGTATCCTTCTAGTTGGCAAGATAAGTACGGTGCTATTTCTAATACTGATATTATCGGTGGTGGTCACTCTATTGCCGGATTTGAAACAAAAGAAGGTGGTGCAGCAGCTCAAATGTCATTGCTCAAGGAAGGCAAATATTATAGAAATGAATCTATTTCAGATGCTATTAGCACTTGGTCTGGCGGTAATCATGTAGATAGTTATTTGACAAGTTTAAGAAATCAGGGCATTGACACATCCAAAAAAGTATCTGATTACACCAAAACTAAAGAGGGTACTATTGCGCTTTCTAAAGCAATGGCAACTCACGAAAAAGGTGGCATTTATAGTATGTCTGATGCTCAGTGGTCTAATGCTTATGATTTAGGTGAAAGTAAAGGGTGGATGTAATGCTTAATATTAACTTTAATAAAATTACAACTAGACAGGCAAGAGCTTTACTTAGAGACCCTAATAATAGAAATAATGAGACTTTTATTGGTGCTTTGCTCGCCAAGAAAATTATCGGAACAGACTATATTGTCTCTATTGCAAAAAAATTGAGAACATACTTTGGTAAAGATGCTAAAGTTAAATATTCTAGAAAGTCTTTGGTCAATTCTAGAGTTATCAGAAGATATAAAGAAAACTTTTCTCTTAAAAAGATTTTACCTAGCCCTATCTATGATCCTGTCAAATTAGATAAAATCAATACTGGCACTAAACTAGGTAGTGGCATTCCTCTTTCTTTATTTGTATCTTCTCCTGGCACTAGAGCAACTATCAATCATCTAAGTAACAGTGAAAGAAAAGATATAGCAAAAAGATTCTATTGTCATGTTCCTCTGATTGAAGGGTTTAGAAATAATCAAAACTTTCGTAAGAATAGTTTGATTGTAACAGAAGGTTTGGTGAAAAAGCAATCTGGTGAAAATCTTGTTTCTGGTGACATTAGAGACTTACAGACGCAAGGTAGAGTTGTAGTTTATGAAGTATTGAATAGTAAAGGTCAAAATGATGCCTATGCAACATTTGAACTTGCTAACTACTGGAAAGACAGTCAACTATTTCAAGGTCTTATTCTACATTATGATTCACTTGAACCAGTTATACAAGATTCGACTACCGATAGATTTGATGAGAATGCCATTCTGGATAAAAACAAAGTTTATCATGCAGAAATTATTGTTGTAATGCCTAAAGTTGATAATAACTATAGGGGTAGGTTTGAAAGAAAAGTTAGAACCGATATCAATTTTACGACTTTTATTGATAATGGTCTTGGGTATTTTCAATATAAATAAAATATAGAAAAATAAGAAAAATGGTACAATGGCAGTTACAAAAGCACTTTCTGTAGAAGATGGAAACTTACAAAGTCCATCAATAGTTACAACCAGAAATCGTAAATACAGTGATGTTGATTTAACCTTCGCTGTAAGAACGACTGGTGATGTTTTTAAGAAAACAGATGCGGCTGCTGTCAAACAATCTGTGAAAACAATTTTACAAACAAACTTTGGTGAGAGACCTTTTCAACCTAACTTTGGTGCCGATCTTAGGTCTAGATTATTTGAAAACTTTACTGATGAAGAAAATTCTTTTTTGATTGAAGATGCTATTACAGATGCACTTGCCTTATATGAACCGAGAGCTGAGTTAGTTTCTGTTGATATTACAAATAATCCAGATAGAAATTATCTTGGTGTTAGAGTTGAATTTAAAATAGTAAATACAGAAGAAGTTGTAGTATTAGATACTTCAATATCAAGGATTAGATAAGAATGGCTACCACAATCAATTCATCAGACTTAAACTTTGATGATATTAAAACGTCTTTAAAAACATATTTTGCTTCAAAGTCTGAGTTTGCTGATTATGACTTTGAAGGATCAGGTCTTTCCAACATTCTTGATGTATTAGCCTATAATACGCACTTAAATGGATTGATTGCAAACTTTGCTTTGAATGAAGCATTTCTTCCTACTGCGCAACTTAGAACATCTTTGGTAAATCATTCAATGGCTTTTGGATATATACCAAGATCGAAATCATCTTCTAGAGCAGATTTGACTGTAACAGTTGACTTGGGATCAGGTTCTAATAAACCAACTTCTATCACACTGCCTTCTGGAACACAGTTTACAGCATCTGTAGATGGAGTTTCTTATACATTTAGAACTTTGGTTGATTACATAGCATATCCAAACTCGACACAACCAAATCTATACACTTTTGTAAATTCTTCTAGTGAACCTTATATCACAGTCTATGAAGGTGAACTTGTAGTAAAAACTTTTATTGCTGAGATTACAGGCGACAGACAGGTATATGTTGTTCCTGATGTTGACTTAGACTTGTCTACAGTTGAAGTTGAAGTGTATGATAATATTAACTCAGATAATTTTACCACATATTTTAGTACAAATGCTACAGTCAATGCTCAAACAATTTCTAGTATTGATGAGAATACTGCTCTTTATATTCCACTTGAAACTTATAATGGATATTGGGAATTTAACTTTGGTGTCGAAGGTGTTACAGGTAAAAATCCTACTAATGGAGAAGTAATTAGAATATCATATCTGAGAACAAATGGAGTAGATGCAAATGGAGCAAATAACTTTACTCCAACTTCCACTCTTCCTGTAGCAAGTTTTGGTAATAGAACGTTAAACACTGTCATTAGAAGAGGATCCAAGTCTGCTTTTGGATCCGATAAAGAAAGTGCGGAATCTATTCGGATTAATGCTCCTTTGTCCTATCTTGCGCAGAATAGACTTGTATCTGCTGATGATTATAGAGGCGTTATTGCAAACGGTGTGCCTGGTATTAAATCTATTAATGCTTGGGGTGGTGAAGATAATATTCCCGCAAAGTATGGTAAAACCATTATTTCCATTGTATATGAAAGTGATGTTAGTGCCGATGAAAAGACTGCACTGGAAACTCAGATAAGAAATAATCTTACCGGACCATTATCTGTTATTGGCGTTGAAACAGAATTTGTTGATCCTACTTTTATGTATTTGGACGTTACTAATATTTTTAAATATAATCCTTCTCTGACTAATTTGACTAAAGAAGGTTTACAGAATAAATTGAACTCTGTAATATCATCTTACTTTACGACAAATAGTGGTAAATTTAATGATACTATTAGAAAGTCTAAACTGTCATCGGATCTTGATGCGGCCGATCCATCTATTTTGGGTACAAATATTAGTATTAAAATGACTGCTAGATTTACACCTTCAACTAATCCAGATACTGGCAATTTTGTCAGAAGTAACTATGAGATTAATTTTTTAAATAGTATTGAGTCCCCTTTGATGGAAGCGGCAAGTATCTCTAGTGATGGATTTATTGTCAACGGCATTTCTTGTTCTCTTAGAAATTCTCCTTTACATTCGACCACTCTTCAGGTTGTAGATAAAGAAGGTAATATAGTTATTTCTGATGTTGGAGAGTATCAACCAGCAACAGGAAAAGTCATTTTAGTTGGATTCTTGATTGACTCTATTCTTTCAGGCAATAGTTACTTGAGAATTACTGCCAATCCTGCTGATGATAGTTCCTTTAAACCTTTGAGGAACACTTTGATTACTTTAGGTAACTATAATTCTGCTGGTATTCAGGACAATAACATAGCAGTTTCAGCAGTTGGTGTGACAAGTTAAAATGAGTGATACTAGAACTCTTTCAGATTTAAATAGACTAAACGCTAACTTGAATGAATCTCAAGTTGATACTGTTATACCAGAACATTTCAAGGAACAGTATCCTAATCTGGTGACATTTCTGAAAAAATATTATGAGTTTATGGATAATGAAGGTGGTATTACTCATAACTTAAAAAACATTTTCACTGCAAAAGATGCCGAATCCACATCAAGTGAACTATTAGACTTATTGTTTAACGAAAGGTCTCCTGGGTTTCCAAAAGATCAGTATATTGCCCCAACATTTGCTTACAAACAACTTCCAGAAGTTTACAAAACTAAAGGAACTAATATATCTGTTGATAGATATTTTAGGTATTTTTTTCAGCAAGAAATTGAAAAAAATCTTCCTAGAAATGATATGCTTATTGTTGGTGAAAGTAAAATAGGAGCAGAATCTCTAAAGTATATTCAAGATTCATATTTTTATCAGGTTTATTCTATTCAGTTAAAAAGTGGCATTCCTTCTACTCAATGGTTAGATTATTATAAATCATATCTACATCCTGCTGGATATGCACTATTTACACAAACTTCTTTCAACACTGCTGTATCTTTAGCAGATGATGGTGGCACAATCACTGGTCTTACCGAAGTTATTACAGACTCTGATCTTGCACGATTTATTATTGCTTCTGATGATGAAGTTGAATTTACAAGTCTCTCTTCTATTAGTGTAATTGATAGTACAGCTGAAGGAAGATTTGCTGTTAGTAGTGAAATAAACATTTATCAAAGTTTTGAGGAAGAAACTGCGATCCTCAATGATCCAACATACAGTAATCAATATATCTCTATTGGTGATATTCTTGATGTGAACTCCAGAAGATTTAGTGATAGTGATAACTCTACTGAAATTGAATATAATCTTTCCAACCTCTCTGATATTACACTGGATGAAGATAGTGGTTCATTTGATACTATTGGATTTATTCCAGGTATTAGATTCTCTAGCGAAGCCGAGACTATTGATAAAGACTTGTTCCCATTCTATAATGATTCTGGATTAGATTCTGCAATTGGTCCATATGTTTAATATAAATAAGTTTAACTGGTTT